ACTGACGGCACAGGTTCAGATCGACAGAGTAGGGCGTGGCATCCTGCGTAAAGCACTTGCAACCGTAAGCCTGCCCAAGCCGCGTCTTTTGAATCTCGACGCACGCCGCGGGGACCGGAACACGCTTGGGCTCTGTGAGCTTGTCATAGGCCGGGGCCGAATGCATCAGACCGGGCAGACGCGGCTGATACGACGCCACGTATTCGGACGTGCTCATGGGCCGACGCTCCGACCCGCCACCCGACGACTGCGGTGCACCCGAGACCGCACCACCAGCCGCAGGCACACCCGGTATGTTGACCTGCGGGTGAATGACCCGTGTGTATGCGAAATACGCCAACGTAGGCACGAGGAGCGCCGCACCCAACAGATACCAGACCTGCTTCGGAATGCGCGTCTTGGCGGTGTGCAACGTGGCACTGTCATACCAGTCGTAGACCTCCTTGGGCTGCATCCGCGTCGTGACTTGCGCCGACTTGCCTGAACGGTTTTTCTCGCACTGCGGGTTCACCGCTTCCCACTGCAGGACGCTCGTGACGTTCGTTCCACCGAAAACCCGCTTCAAGTGCTGGTGCCAGCCCGGTGCCCCGATCAAACGCCGGACGAAGTCATCGATGTTCATCGGGTGCTGCGTCAGCAGGAAGAAATCGAAGCCTCGTGCGCGGTGCTCGGCCAGCATGCGGACCGGCTCCGGAACCGAAGCGCTGGCGGACCGCTTGGGCAGATCGTTGTGGCACTCGTCGATGAAGAAGATCGTGCCGTCCGGCTCCTTTTGCCAGTCCTTGAAATCGATGAGTTTCCAGCCGAACTGCTTCTCGATTTCCGGCTTGAGTTTGAACCGGCCATTCCACGCCACGGGGCGCCCGGTTTCCACCTGGAGCTTTCGCACATCGGCGAGAGTGAACAGCGTCTTGCAGGAGCCATTGGCCCCGGTACGAAGGTAGAGCATTTACTTCTTCATGAATCGCTTGATGGTGTCGCTCTGCAGACCCTGCAATGTGGCCCGGATGAGCAGCGCACTGAAAAGGATGCTGATGCACTGACCGACCTTCAACACACCGAGCATGCCCAGAACATCGGGTCCTAGACCCATGAACGCCGCGACCGCTTGCGCCTTGTACGAGGACAGCACCACACGCGTCCCGGTGTATGTCACGACGCCGATGCCAAGGCCGACCATGGCCTGTGCAAAAAAGCTCCCCGCCGCCCACACGAGGCCGCGAATCAGAATAGCAACGAGCCAAGGCATATCAACCCCTCAAGACGATGCCAGCCGCCGCCAGCAATGACACGCCCAGCAGCACGTTGCCGAGCAACTCCAGCGACCCGCACACCTTCGAGAACGGCAACAGCACCGACTGGCCCGCGACCGTGACCACCTTGTCCGCTATGCAATGCGCACCCGTGCCCAGCGCGTCCGACGTATCGATATCCGCAGCCGAGAGACTGACGGTGGAATTGTTCGGGTTGCCCAACGTGCGATCGGTCGTTTTGTCACGCTCGTCGGTGACCCACTTCGAATCCACGTTGTCCTTGCTAAGCACTTCGCAATTGCGCTTGTATTGCTCCAGCGCCATCGCATTCAGGATCGGGTCCTCCCCCTTCGCCACGAAACCCTTTGTGCAATCCCCAGACATCCCGCCACCACCGCCACTGCCCCCGGCACACACGGTATTGCCCGGATTCTTTGCACATGTGCCCATCGCCGTGTCGGTGCTGTTCGTGGTGCTGCAAGTAGCCGTGCTCGACCCAGCCGGTGTCGTGCACGTGGTGCGATCCGTTGTGCACTTCGACCCACCCGCGACGCAGGTCGTTTCATCGTGCACCGTGGTGCCGCTGCCATCCGGGTTCTTGGTCGACGAGTCACTGCCACCGGCCTTACCACCATCAGAGCCTGTCGGCGCACACACAGAAGTGCCGTTCACCGTGCCCGGCGCCTGACCCGCAGGGCAGGGCGAGGGTGCCGCCGTCCCAGGCGTTGGCGCGGCAGGTGGCACTGGCGGCTCGGTGTTTGGCACTGGAGGTGTCGCAGGCATCGGGTCTGCCGGTGTGGCGCCCGTGCCCTTGCCCGCTGACGTGGGATCACACTTGCCGCCAACACCGGAGGTGCCGGTATAGAACGCATGGCCACTGCACCGCCAGAACCCCGACACACCATCGTCCGCCGAGTTCTGGCACGTTGCGTTAGAAACCGTCGCTACGCACTTACCGCCGCTTGTGGGGTTGTACCCATCGCACACGCTAAACGACCGCGTTGCAGGCCCTGTACCGGCCGCGTTGACCGCCACATCGCGCCACCATTCGCCAGCATCACCACCAGCTAACGCCGCGCAGGGATCGGGCGGCGCAACACAAGACGTATGGGTCGAATCCTCGACCAACGGCGCATCACAAATGCACGCGCCGTTCACCATCGTGCTACCCGGTGGGCAAGCCGCGCCCTTGGTGCCGGTCGCGTTGTCGATGATGTTGTTGTTCGGGATGTAATGGCAGCGAGCACCCCAAGCCGTGGAGGTCTCATTGATCACGGTGCATTGATCGAGCTTAGACAAGTCCGTGATGCCGTTCACAAACGCAATCCCGCACTTTGCCGCAGTCGGCCCGTCCGTGCTATTGCAGGCCGGTTTCTGAGGGAACAGGTACATGCCAGACGGCAACGCCGGAACGGCAGCACGCACATGCCCACCGCACAAAAGGATCACCAACGCGATCAAGCGGAGAACATGAGCCATAGCGCGGGCAGCACGGCCACCAAGTAGAGAAGACCCATTTCGACCCTTTGCGAAGACCCGCCAGCCGAGTCTTTGAAAAGGGTGCCAACCGCGTCCGGCTGGCACGCCCCGAGGCACTTAGCCCGCCATCGCGGCGCGAACCCAAGCGAAGGCCTTGACTGCGACCTTCATGCCGAGGATCGCGGTGCCCACCAGACCGATGGTGACCACGGCGGCAGCAATGGCCGTCAGGATCACAGTCGGGTCGGGACCATCGGCCATGGCCGAACCACCGATGGTGGCGAGCGTCAGACCAGCGCCGACGATGCGATTGACTTGCTTGGAAACGTTCATTTCAGGACTCTCTTTCTTCATCAACTCCGGAGGGTTTGAGCATCAACGCGACTTGCCGGAAGCACCAAGCCGCAGCCCACACAACGGCGATTTGCCATGTGATCGAAACAGCGTCTTCAACCGAGAGGTTGAGAAGCGGAATTGCTAGGTCGTGAACGACCGTGACGGTGCACGCAGAGGCGCATTCAATGACGGTCGGATCGGCCATGAGAGCGCCTTAGAAGAGTCGGCCTTGCAGCCAGAACTCGCGACGACGAATGAGGGACCAGCGTTGAGCGGAAGTCATCAGAACGACCGCTCCATTTCCCCGGCCCAGCACCAGAGCACGTAGCCCAAGCAACCGGGCCAGAGGGCCAGTCCAAAGAAGACGAGCAGGTCAGCCATGGATCGACGGCACCTTCGAGTGGTCCCGCATGCGCGCGGCCTCGATGCGCTCACGCCGTTGTGCGCGAAGGAGCCAGAGGTCCAAGGCGCGATCCAGCATGCGAGAGAACAGAAAGCCGACCATGCAACCGATGGCCACAGCACTCAGCGACAGATCAACGATGACCTGCACAGCTTCGGGCGGCAGCATCAAGCCCCCGCGCGCGGTGCCTTGACTTCGAACGGCGTGAGGCCTGCCAGCGAGGCCTCCAGACGGCGATCCTTGGGGTTGGCGCGCAGGGTGAATGCGGCAGTGAAGTAACCGGGCTTGGGCGCGTTCTCGCCACGCATTTTTTCGCCCAGGCGAAGGACCGCTACGCCTTCGACCGAGCCGTCATCGTTCAGCATGACGCACTCGGCCTCTTGGATTTGATACGAGCGGCCCTCATAGCTCTTGTCCTGAACCGGACCGACTTTGAGGATGTTGATTTTGCTGGTTGCGTTCATAGAAGCTCCTTTTGACTGCCCAACGGGGCGTTTGTGGATAATTACCCCACCAAGGTACGCTTACCTCTTAGGGGTAACGGAACTTACCACGGAAAGGTAACTATGAGCAACTTAATTCAGCAAATTGAAAAAGGCACCGAGATCGCGGGCAACCAACGCGCATTTGCGGAGCGGATCGGTGTACCCCCCACCCACATTTCAGGCTTCAAGAAAGGCCGGCCCTGCTCCGCCCGCACCCGAGTTCTCATCGCAGAGGAAACCGAGGACGACATAGCCACAGCCGCACTTGAGGGCCTCTACGAGACGGCGAAACGAACCGGGGACACCACATACGCCAGCGCGTTGAAAAAGGCCCTAGCTCGCATCCACGGCTTCGCTGAATCCTGATCCAGCGCGCGCTGGCGTGAGCATGCGCCGCGTGCGCTTCGCTGTCATCGATTTGGATGACAGACAGCCGGGCGCCGGCGGCGCAGCATGGCGG